TATCTGCGACAATGGAAGGCGCAATACGCACCTGTCTAATAAGGATCCAGAGCGTTACAAGGCTATCCTAGATGCCTTAATCGATGGAGATATATCCATGCCGGCTATTGCGGCAAAGTACGGTGTGTCGAAGGGTACAATCATCCAAATCAAGCATGATAATGCAGATAAGCTGCCCGATTGGAAACAGAGGACAGAGAAGGTATTAAGCGAGACAGTGGTGAAGATGGCTAAGGATATTGATGAGAACTTCGCCAAGATACCGGCCCAAAGTAAGGCGTTATCACTTGCAATCCTTTCGTCAAAACTCATGGAAATCCAGGGCCAAAGCACTGGACAGGTGCATAAACACGTTCACATTCACAATCATGGGGCAGTTTCTGACCTCCTGGCTGGCTTGCGTGGTCGGAATGTTCCCAGTGATGAATCACATCAAGATCGAATTAAGCCTGTAAACAAAGGGGATAATGAATGATGCCTACCAGTGTCACCCAATTTGTCACCCCATACCCCCCCAAAAGGCACCGAGAGGGGGGGCGGGGGTCGAGCTTGTTTCTAGGCCCAATTTCTGAGACGCATTACAGCGTACATATTTTTTTCTAAAAAAGACCTTATGGAACCCGAAACAGACACCCTTGAAACTGACTTGGCGACTGAATTGGGTTTGCCTTTGACCGAGCTGGCCAAGATCCGCAAGGGTGATTCCTATTTAAGGGGTCACCATTGGGATAAGGATGGCACGGCGATCATCTGGTTACCCAGGGGCAGGGAGCAGCTCCGCGAGGAGCTTGGCCTTTCGACTGCACCCAGGATAGGGGATCGAGCTGCCGGTAGGGTGGTTAGTGATTACTGTTTAAACCAGAAAATAATACGGATGGTTGTCAATGGTCAGAAAATTGATGTGAGATGCGATCCGGATGACAAGCCCTTGATGAAGTCGCCAATGACAGTGCCTGTACAGTATTCGGCTGGTGGATGGATGGTGGCCAGAAGTCCGAGGTTATGACCGACACTAGAATAGACTTTTATCTGTTACTTGTGAGATTGGGGAAGAATTTTGATCTGATGCAGGAGCGCCTGGCGGTTTTACAGGATGAACACATTAAATTGACCGGCAAAGAGTATGAATTTCGAGGAGAATTAAGAAATGGCATGGATAATAGCGATATTAAAGGCGATACCGGCGTTGAGTCGGTTGGGAGAGCTGTTGGAGAGGAACATTAAGCGTGGAATTGTTGAAAAGAGGAAAAAGGACAAGCTGGGCAGGGTCGATGCGGCTATTGCTGATGCTTTGGATAGTTCTAATAAGCGGGTGCGTGGGAACGAAGCTGGATCAATCGGGAAAGCTGATGAAGGAGTATCCAAAGGGGTTTAAGGATGCTGTGAATGCGAGTGAGGAGAGCGAGAAATTTGTCAGGGAATGTTTTAAGGCGATCATTGATTTGGAGGCAAAATTAGAGAGTCAATGAAAGCAGGGTGGAAGCCAACGCAGCATCCAGTTTTGGAGTTGCCCAGTGATGATGAGCTGTTGGATCTTGTTAAGGCCAATGGGGAGGATGCTGTTCGTGATTTTTTACTAAAGCGCGAGGAGAAGATCCGGTTAGAGAAGTCAAATCCATATGTGCATGGGTTTGAGCCGCCATGTTGGCAGCGAGCGGATGCAGCGTTGGAGAAGGTGGATGAATTGTGTGTTTTAGGTGGCAACAGAGCCTCAAAGAGCGAGTGGGCTGCGAAGAGGATGGTGCAGTTGATGAAGACCGTGCCTAACGCCAGGATTTGGTGTTTGCATACTACATCGATGAGTTCGATCCAGATGCAACAGCCCTTGATTGATAAGTATATCCCGCTTGAGTGGAAGGCGTTGAAAAAGACGAAGCACTGCAACATAAATTTTGGCACCAAGGGTGGGTATGCGATGAATGCTTTGTTGGGGCCGAATGGTTCGATGATGACGTTTTTAAATTTCGCACAGGAGAAGAGAGTGGTTGAGGGTGGGGAGATTACGGCGTGTTGGATAGACGAGGCCATAGATGAGTCGGCATTGGATTGGATCGAGACATTGCGTTACCGTTTAGTGACCAGGAGAGGAACTGAAAAGGGCGGTGGCAAGATGTTGGTGACGTTCACGCCCATCACGGGTTATTCGCCTGTGGTGAATGATTACCTGGCTGGCGCACAGATCACAGAGACAGAAAAGAGCGAGCTTTTGCCAGGGCAAAACGTAAAGGGTGTTCCGGTTGGTCATATGCCGATTGAGGCGAAGCATCCTTTCAAGAATTCGTCTGTGGTGTGGTTTCACACGAAGCACAACCCGTACAACCCGTGGAAGCAGATGGTCAAGCAGTTGGAGGGCCGGCCCAGGAGTGAAATAAAAATTAGGGCTTATGGTTGGGCTGATAATACGGCAGGAGCGATGTTTCCGCAGTTTGGGAGGCACAACATTGTTAAGGCGGCTGATATACCCAAAAAAGGCTCGAATTATTTGGCCATAGACCCAGGTCAAAACAAAAATTGGTTCTTTGTTTGGTTAAGGGTGGATGAAGAGGGCCGCAAATTTGTATATAGAGAATGGCCCGATGCAGAGGTTGGAGAGTGGGCAACTAGTGGCGGTAAGGATGGGAAGGTTGGAACCGCGCAGAAGTTGGATATGGTGTTGGGTGTGGATCAGATTATCGAGCTGGTCAATCGCCTTGAAGAGGGGGAAGAGATTTTTGAGCGATATATAGATCCGCGCTTTGGTGCGAGCCAGATTGTGGGTAAGGAGGGTGGAACATCGATTATAGATTTGTTGAATATGGCAGGGATGCACGTTGAGCCTAGTGCAGGGATTAGGATTGAGCAGGGAGTGGCGACGATTAATGAGTGGTTAAGTTATAATGAGAACGAGCCAATCACAAAATTGAATGAGCCAAACCTTTATGTAAGTGAGGAATGTCAGAATTTAATTTATTGCATGAACGAATGGAAGAATGTCGAGAAGGATGGCCCCACAAAGGATCCGTGTGACACGTTGAGATATATAGCGGTGATGGATCCCTGTTATATGGATGTGTCGGTTAGTGCTGTAAGCGCGGGAGGTTCCTATTGAAGGATTACCCTCCGCTATTGACCAAGAGCCAGGCGCTGGAGCTAACAGGGTTGCAGCCGCATTACCTGGACAGGATTAGGAAGATGAGTTTAGTGAAGGTTTACCAGTTGCAGGGAACTGCAAGCAGAGGAGAGTGCAGATATTACAAGCAGGATTTATTGAAACATTTAAAATTAGACGAACAAGGTAACTACAAGGAATACGATGAGTGAATATAAAGATAATTTAGCGAAAGCCGGCGACAAACCGGAAGTGGCCGAGTTGGTGAGCGAGTTTCGCAGGGCAATCAGTGATGGTTACTCGTTAAACCGTTTGGCGGACAACGATGAGATCCGTTTTGCGAAATGGGATGGGCAGAGTACCGATGGAAAGAAGTACTCCAAGAATCTGAATGAAGGGAATAAAGCATTTCCTTTTGAGGGAGCGCATGATGCACGGGTGTTTCATGTTGATGAAGTGATCAACACGCAGTGTGATATTCTGATGAGTTCACTTAAACGCGCCACGATCAAGATTAGTGGTGTGGAGATGAATGATAGCCCTGTGGCCAGTAATGCCATGACGCTAATGAATTGGGCCAAGAACAATGCGTTGCACAATGAGCTGAACCGTGAGGCGGAACATTTGGCGCAGTGGGGTCAGCAATATGGGTTGGCCGTGTTGTTTATACATTGGGAACAGAGCGAGGGGTTGAAGCCTGTGAAGGTGCGCTTTGACGAGCTGGTTGCGATGGCGGAAAATGCTCCGGAAGAAAATATAATGAGCGAGCTGCCGGCGCTTATAGAAAACGAAACAGCAGAGGATCAAGCTGTGGACATTATGGTCGGCATGGTGAACGTGGGCAGGGTTAAGGCCAGGCGCATGGTAAAGGACTTGAGGGAGAAAGGTGAAACCACAGTGCCGGTTCCCTACCAGGCGACTAACAGGCCGAGTATTACGGCGCTCAAATGTTTAGAGGATGTTTGTTGGCCACCGGAGACAAGTGGTAATGATTTGCAGAATGCGCGTGTGGTGTTCCGCCGGCAACTGATGACCGAGGTGGAAGTGCGTAGTAAAATAAAGAGCGAGGGTTGGAGCGCGGATTTTGTGGAGCAGATCCTGGCGACCACGGGTAAGAGTAGCAGCAATGAGGCTTTTGGGAGTTCGATCAGTTCGTTTTCAATTAATAATGGGATCCATGACAGGAGCAACTTGATCGAGGTTGTCTATGCTTACACTCGTTCGATTGACACTAATGGGATCCCAGGAATTTACTGCACTGTGATCAGTCCTTATGTGGACAGTTCAAACAGTGGGGAGGAGCTTTACGGGAAACATTTCCTAGTGGACTACGCTCATGGGCAGATGCCCTTTGTGGTTTACCGGCGGGAGAATGTGAGGCGCAAGGTGACAGAGAGTCGCGGAGTGGCAGAGATTAGTGAGAGT